AAGATCGATGTTGGCGCAGTGCCACCCCAAGATGTCGAACAGTACATGCAGAAGATCGTCACACAGCTTAAGCGACACTCCGTTGTCGACCCTGCCTCTGGGCGTATAGACCTCCGCTACAATCCAATGAGCATCGAAGAAGACTACTATATTCCAGTCCGCCCAGGTTCTGCGACAGAGATCACCAACCTTGCCGGCGGTAAGAACGCCACCGACATCGATGACATCAAGTATCTTCGCGACAAGCTTTTTGCAGCCCTTAAGATCCCTCAGTCTTATCTTGCGATGGGAGAGGGAGCAGCCGAAGACAAAACTACACTTGCACAGAAAGACATCCGCTTCTCACGAACTATCCAGAGGCTGCAGAGAGTCATTGTCTCTGAACTTGAAAAGATCGGCGTCATCCATCTCTATACTCTTGGTTTCCGCAATGACGATTTGCTAAGCTTCTCTTTAAGTCTTAACAACCCTTCCAAGATCGCAGAGCTTCAAGAGCTTGAGCATTGGAAGCAGAAATTTGACACGGCATCTTCCGCCAACGAAGGTTACTTCTCCCGCCGCTGGGTAGCACAAAAACTATTCAATATGTCTGAGGAGGAGTTCCTCCGCAACCAACGAGAAATGTATTACGATAGGCTCCACGACGCTGCTCTCCAGCAAGTCGCCGAAGCTGGCACAGATGTCACTCCCGGTGGCAGTCTCGGAGGGGATCTTGACGCAGCCCTCGGCAATGACCTTGATCTTGGTGATGAAGGCGCCAGCGAGCTTGACCTCGGCGGACCTGAAGAAATGCCAGCAGGCGATGCCGGGGGAGAAGACGACTCAGCTCTCCTCGCGGTTCCTCCCGGTTCTCGTGACGCCCCTCGCCTCACCCCTGGCGCAAAAGGGAAAGTTTATCACCCTGTAAAGGTGGACAAGAGACAGAGCGGAGCCCGCTCTCGATCATACGCTGCAAAACATTCCAAAGAAAAGAGCAGCTCTACCACTCGCAACGTGCTCCCCGGCTATTCCGATCTCAAGACACTTACTAAGATGGATGGTATAAGCGCAGGTATTTACGAGGCCGAAGAAACTACTTATTCTTTAAGGGAACAAACCGAAGAAGAAAAGATCTTCCAGGTCCCCACATCGCTTCGAAATTTATTGAGCGATCTAGAAGAAAAAACTAAAAAAACAGTGGAGAACAAGGATGAGAGCTAAGCACAATAAGAAGCGTAATATAGCTTTAGTATACGAGGCTTTGGTAAAGGAGGCGACAGTCTCCATTCTCAAAGGCGACAAACAACGCAGGGACACTGCTATCAACATTATTAAGCGTCACTTTAGAGACGGAACGGAACTCAAGAAAGAGCTTGACTGCGTTCGCTCTTTGAGCGAAACCAGAAATGCTGACCGCCTCACAAGCGAGAAGATCTTAAAAGAGGTCAAGCTCCAGAAGATGCTCATTGACCCCGAGAGCCTCTTTAGCCAACAATCTGGGCTGATCCGCGACATCAACAAAGATTTGGATCCAGATGTCTTCGGCAACTTTGTCCCAAACTATAAGACACTTGCCACCATCAATCAGATGTTCTCCACCAGCGTCACGCCAAAACAACGAGTGATACTTGAGTCTTCTGTTATCGAACACATGATGTCTGAGCCAGAAAAGACCGAGACCATAGAAGAAATAGATGATATCACACTTAAGACTTTCGCAAGCAAATTCAATGAGAAGTATCAGAACGAGCTGCTTGAAGAGCAGAAGACTCTTCTGACTCACTACATTTCCTCTTTCTCTAACAACGGATTGGAACTCAAGATGTTCCTGAATGAAGAGATTTCCAGACTGAAGGCGACCATTGTGACTGCCCAAGAGACGGATGTCTTTGAGAGCGATACTGATATGACTGTCAAAGCCGCCGAAGTTCTTGAGCGTTTGTCCTCCTTCTCCGAAGAATCCGAAATGAATGAGGGTACACTTTTAACAATATTGAAGACCCAGTCGTTAGTTAAGGAGATCAACAACGATGCCGATCAAGATTAGAATAGGGACTCCTCCCGCAATAGTCACTCTCGATATGAACATTCGCAAGAGCGTGAATGGTGACTTAATGATCTTTGAACACGGCGATATTGACATTGTCCTCTCTCTCAAGAATAACAAGATCGTGACCTTCCCCAAAGAAAACATGAGTGATTTGGTGTATGGCGCGCAGAACCGCTTGTTCAAATTCTTAGGAAAGAAAGGTCTGATCACCCCAGAAACTATTAAAGCCGGCGCCTACTACGGCTCCATTGAGGGCACTTTACAGGAGAGCAACGAGGAGCGTATTAACGTTCCTAAGCTTGCCCTTGTGAACATCTCCGCTTTCGTTGAAGAAGAGCGACCCTACTTTGAGACCAAGGACGCCATCATCTCTATGAGCGAGGACGAGTATCTCGACCCCGACAAGGAAGACTCCACAGAGTTGGGAGATGTCCCTCACAGAGACAAGCAAGGCTCGATCCGTAAGGGGTACGTTAGAGACCCTACGGCTTTGAGCTACCTGTATACCATGTAGGATAAATAAAATGGAACTTTTAACATTTATATTGTGTGCCTTCGGGCTCACGCAGATACTTGTCTACGGCAAGATCTTAGAGCGCATCAGACCCACCGAGGGTAAACTCGGAGAGCTTCTTCGCTGTCCAATGTGTATGGGCTTTTGGGCTGGCGCATTTTTAGTGCTACTTTCTCCGCTAACAGAACTATTTAGTTTTGAAGTGTCCCCCACAAATATCTTTATTATGGGGTGGCTCTCTTCCGGAACATCTTATGTTCTGAGTATGGTTTTTGGAGACGAAGGAATAAGATATGAACATACACACATGGACGAGTAAGTGGCACCTACAGCCTGTACGCAGATGCTGTAAAGGATCTTAGCTATGGGAATGAAGTTACTACGTGAGTACTACGAACTATGCGAAGGCGGCGTTTGTCAGGATCTTCTAACGGAAGCCGAGAAGAACTTTGTCACCAACGGTGGCATGATCCTCTCTGGTTTAATGCAGATGGCTGAGACAAAGAATCACAACGGCCGCATCTACCCTCACGTCATTCTTGAGCGAGAGGTAGAGAACTATAAGAAGCTTGTGAAAGAGAATCGAGCACTTGGCGAACTTGACCACCCCGACGCAGCCGAGATCAATCTTAAGAACGCCTCCCATCGGGTCACAGATATCTGGATGGAAGGTAAGAAAGTTATGGGCAAGATCCGTGTACTTGACACTCCCGCCGGCAAGACTCTACAAGAGTTGGTTCGCGGTGGTTGTAGTGTCGGTATCTCTTCACGAGGTATGGGATCAGTAAGAGAGAGCCAGGGCACGACCATTGTGGAAGATGACTTCCAACTCGTCTGCTTCGACATCGTCTCCGAGCCCTCCACTCCCGGTGCGTTTATGATGAAGGAGGCGAGAGAGTACAAGAATAGTGTATTCACTAAAGCCGACAAAATAAACAGACTGCTTAATGAGGTATTAATAGAAGAGTGATATGAAAAAGTCAGAACTAAAGAAACTAATCAAACCATTGGTTAAAGAATGTATTCAAGAGACCCTCATAGAAGAGGGTCTTCTATCCAATATCGTTGCAGAAGTCGCCAAAGGCTTACAAGGCAACCTTGTTGTAGAAAATGTTCAAACAAAACAGGAACCTACACTAGTTAAAGACGACTTGCAAATGAAACGCAAGTCAAAGGAAGCGAGAGCTAAATTGAACGAGCATCGCCAGAAGCTAATGGATTCAATTGGAGCCAGTTCATATAACGGCGTTGATATTTTTGAAGGCGTGCAACCAGCCTCCCCAGCACAAACACAAGGTGCGGTCGATCTTGGCCAACCCGGTGACGCTGGCGTAGACATCGATTCCCTAATGAATAATGCTTCGCAGATATGGAAAGCTATGAACAAACAGGATATAAAATGAGAAAAGCAGGACATGTAGTGGTGCGTGCGAGAGAGTGTCGAGGACACGCCGATCGTATGATCAGAAAGTTTAATAAAAAAGTTAAGAAAGAAAGAATTATTGAAGAAATAAGAGACCGCAGATATTATAAGAAACCTTCCGAGGCCAAGAAAGAGAAGCGCATCCGCGCAGCTCGAACAAGGGCGAGAGAAGAAAGAAAAATGCGTAAAGCAGCAGAAAGACAGAATAGAAATAGATAGAGACTATTTATATTGAGTAAACATATATTAGGAGTATCCTCATGTCAGCAGATTCTTGGAAATTAGCACCTGGCCTAAACCACGTCGGCGCCTATCAGGTAAGCGGACAACCATTCGCAACAGGCAGTGTTAACTGCACAACTGCGACTAAGATCTCCTTTCCCTATGTTACAAGATGGGTGATTGTACGCAATAGATCAGCAACAGCATCCGAAGACTTAAAAGTTGGTTTTTCTCAAAATGGCGTAGAAGGAACGAACTACTTCGTACTGCCAAACGCCTTTGGCGCAACTAGCGAAGACCGTAGTAGCATTATCTCTCCTTTGGAACTCAAGGTTTCTGAGATCTGGCTCTCTGGTTCGAGCGACGTGGATATCGTTGCAGGACTGACTGGCATCCCAGCCGCCCGCACTACCACCGAAGATGGAACCAGCTGGTCAGGCTCTGCCGGAGTAGGCTAACAATGGCTAAGTTTGGATGGGCATACGTAAACGCTCGCCACCCTGGCTCCCCTGGTTCAATCCAGTTTATTCAGGGTGAAACGGGCGAAACGAACGGCTCCGATAATTTTACGTTCGAATATAATGAAGGCGATAGTGTCCTATCGTTGACAGGGTCTCTTATTGTTAGTGGTGCCATCAGCGCCACCACAATGAACATCCTGTCCACCACGGTCACAGAAATAGATCAGCAGGGCAATAGCCGCTTTGGCGACTCTAACGACGATACTCACACTTTTAGCGGGAGCTTGCAAGTTATGTCGAGCAGCACCGCTGTGTTGGGCATCGATATGTCCAAGAATAGGACAACAGTCTCCAGCTTTGCTGGTAAATATCGTTCTGCTGGGGTTGCCGATACAGCAGTGACCCCTGTTGCTAGTGACTATATAATAGGAGTCAAGGCAACTGGTTCGATTGAAGTGCATCTGGTTCCTGCTAACGTCGGCGATGAAGGTATGATTTTGGTGATTAAAGATGAATCAGGTATGAATAGAAGCCTAACATCGTCTATTAGATTGACCTCCAGCAATGACGCCGCCTGGAACATCGACGGCTCTGCCTCCTATGACATCGTTGGTGAAAATGGCTCTGTCAACTTGTACTCAAATGGATCAAACTGGTTTATTCATTGATGAGGGGAGCATGATAGATGGCATACAATATTCTGACTGGTACTGTTTACGCTCCTAAGACATTTAGACCAAGGCGTCTAGTAGCGAACATCATCTCTGGCTCCTTTTATGGAGATGGCGCCCATTTGGAAAATGTTCCACGGCTCTTAAACTGTGTCGACAACGCCGTTATCACTAATGTTCACGGCGACTCTAATGGGATGACCTGTGAGCCAAATATGTTGTTTGATGGCGAACGCCTAATCGTCACCGGAGATATAACAGCCTCCTCCACTATTTCCGCCTCTGTCTATTATGGCGATGGGAGCCAACTCACAGGCATCTATCTTTCGGGTGAGAACCTCTTTTTTGAAGGCACGGAATACGGACTGCAGTTTAGAACCGACGCCGGAAATCTGGCTAACGCCCCCACATTACGATTTCAGAATAATGTTCTTAAAGCTCAATGCGGTATCGTGCATAAGCGCCGCACAACAGCTGCAGATCTGTCACTCTCCCTCGATGATTATTATATTGGTGTCGACACCGCGTCACCATCTCAATCTGTCACGCTGACCCTTCCACCGGCTCACCTCTTATCAGATGGGCAGACATATGTCTTTAAAGATGAGGGTGGCGGGGCCAATCTATATAATATTAGCGTTGTGACGCAAGGTTCGGATATAATAGATGGCCAAAATATAGCAGTTTTGGAGGTCCCCTACGCAGGGATTTCAGTATATTGTAACGGCACCAACAAATACTTCATCTACTAAATTTTAATGGGTTTCGCGGACCTATTTACAGGCGGTCGGGGGTTAACAAACCGCTCCCGATCGGGATAGGATGTTCTCTTAGAGTTCTCTCTATGGGTCCGTCCTATTTCGCTTTTATTTCTAAACAAAAGGAGAAAATAAAATATGTCTAAAGGTTTCGTCCCTGCTACCGGTTCACAGTCTACTCTGTGGAAAGGTGGTAAACTAACTATCCAGAGTGACGGCGACGCCGTCCTCGCAGACGCCGGTGTACAGTACAAGGCTGACCATGATATCGCAGGTAAAACTGCCTT